GAACCTTTATTAGTAGAAGTTTAACATCTGATGCAATTTGTACAATCTCTTCCTTGAGCTTTTGCTTTTCAAATTCAATTGTTTCCTTGTCGTGATCTTCAATTGAACGTAAACACACTGGACATTTAGATTCATCTGTACCAATCTTTGTATAATGGTCCTTTTTATGGTTAAGAGTAGCTTTCTGCGTTGTACTTTCCTCGATAAGTGTAGATATCTTATCCTCGCAGGTAGATAACTTTGCTTCAAGGTCAGTTATTTGCTGTTTATATTTGTCGATATCTACACTATCAGTCATTTGATTGATCTGCTTAGTAAGATCGGCTATCTCCTGACTATTATTACGTTGTCTCTCAAGGTATAAGTCGCGCTTCTCTTGTTTTTTATCTAAACTACGCGTTTTTTGTAAGTTATAACTTGTTAACGTTGATGTTACTTCGTCTAATTTAGTGTTCTGAACATCATATTCCTTTTTGATATCGTTATACTCAGCTCTAAGTATAGAAATCATTTTACTAAACACTTCCATACCAAAAATATCTTCAATAAAACGACGTTTTTCCGTTTTATTCTTAGCCATAAAGGGTACAGCATTATTAACTGTCATAATAACACAGTTTTGAAAGATAGCAGGTGATGCACTTAACACTTCGCAGATGTACTTCGTAGTATTAGCTAAACTATCACGTGTTTTATCTACACCGTCCTTATAGACTTGTACTTTAGTAGGTGATAAAGTACGAATAATCTGAAATTTGTTGTTACCACGTGGTGAATTCACCTCAAACTCAAGCTCAACCTGTGTTTTACCACCTGTAATATTGTTAATAATGAGTTCTTTCTTGATTTCGCGTAAGGTTTCACCAAAAATCGCAAAATATAGTGCATCCGCTACTGTTGACTTACCAACTGCGTTCTTTCTTTCAGGCTTATCGATATTTCTACCTGTAATAATATGTAACCCACGTTTAAAGTCTACAACTACAGGTTCTTCTCCTACTGATAGGAAGTTTTGAATAGCGATTCTTGTAAAGTTAACTGTTTTCATAGGATACACTTACTGTATAGATCAATAGTATAATCTAATACATCTTTTTTATTCTCAATTTCAAGAAGACTTACGAATTCTTCAATAGCTTCAGATATATCGATGCCTGAGAGGTCTTTCTCTCTACTGTCACTACTAATTTTGTTGTAATTAATGTCGTAATCAATAGATAAATTCTGCGGACGTAGTTGGTTTAACTTAGTTGTTAATATAATCTGATCTTCCTGTGATATATTACGATCAATCTTTAGTTTAACAATGTTATTAGTGAATAATTTACGTAATTCGGGAGTAATTGTCTCATAATTAACTAATTCACTTAGACTTATTTTAATATAGTGTGGTGAAACCGTATTTTCCGTGAATTCATACTCTAATGTATCAAGATCTAGTATATAATATCCTTTATAGTTACCAGCATCACCGAAATCCATCTGAAACGGGTTACCTACATATAGAATCGTACCAGCGCCGAACTTTTTTTCATGTCTAATGTGGAAGTGACCGGATATTACAAGATTACTACGTTGAAGTAGGTCTTTTATACGCATCCCCTCTTCGCATACCTTGTAAGAGTTCATCTTGAATGTCTCAATCTCAAAATGACCAAAGATTACATCACTTTTAGGTATTTCAGATACACTAGTATTCCAGGGACATAGTGTAATAACACGATCAAACGCTGTAAATGTTATAACTTTATCATAAATGGTAACATTTTCACGATTTTTAAAGATAGATAGTGAATTTACATCAGTTCTATGCTTGTAATATACGTCATGATTACCTGTAATAGCGATTAAATTGAATTCTTTAAAGATATCCAGTATATCAGCTGAAACTTGTAAGGTATTCACAGATATCTCACTACGATTATGGTGCCAATCACCACAAAATATAATATCTTTAATGTTCTGCCGTCTAAATTCACTAGCTAACCAATTTGCCCATGTAATAGCAATATCATGCCATTGAGTACTGTTAGTATGTACTCCTAAATGAAGATCAGATACAATTCCGATACGTGGTTTATTAATCTTGATCATAATCGTCGTCATCATCTGAAATAGGCTTAACATAGATATAAGCACCGCCGTTCTCAGGGTCAGTCATAATGTCCTCATACACTTTTTCACGATAATTCTTTTCAGCTTCATGGTGTCTCTTCTCTTTCTTAATACGATTAATAAAGGCATTGAAGGCAATTGTAGTGAAATAAGAGAAAGGGTTAGACTCAGTATCAAAGCTGTACTTTTTACGTGATAAAGCTGAGTACATCTTAATAAGAGCATCACCAATCATATCATCTTTGTATGTATAATTAATAAAGTTACTATTATAGCTTAATCCATAAGCTATCTTTTTGACATTTTCAGCTAAATCATCAGTTAGGACGTCAGAATCGTAGAATCTCTTAAGAGATTCTTTAAATTCCTTAGGACTTATATAGTAATCAGCTTTGGACATATAATCATTCTATTAGCTCTATTAAATAAATCAATATATTTTTATTTCTTTTTCAGAATAAGCTATTTTTTCCTTCTTATAGATCTCAATACGCTTTTCACAATGTCTCTCACCGTAATGTAGTAGATCACATAGGTCTATAATGATTAACCGTGTTTTATTAGCGTGTAATCGTAATCCACGTCCAATAGACTGTACAGTCCGTATAAAAGACTTACCACCAGCGGCAAAAACAATATTATGAAGGTTTTTTATGTTAACTCCTGTTGAAAATATAGCACTAATAGCAATACACACTACATTATCGTTACTTTCCATAATTTTTTTAATGTTTTCACGTTCTTCTACATTAATTTCACCGCGAATAAAGTAAATTTGACGACTTTCACACGCTTTTGTTATTGTTTCGTACAGAATCTCACCGTGTTTAATATGATTTACAAGAATTAGTGTATTATTTGCTAGTCTACCACACAATTTTGCTATTAAATCGTTTCTTTTAGTACTTTCATAAATAAAATCTAGTTCATTTCGGTAAGCACTGTCAGATAACCGTGGTATTTGTATGTTACCATGATCAATATTAAGTATTTTTACCTCAACGTTAGTTAAAAATTTTTCATTTCTAAGTTCAGAGCTTGTTTTTTCATATAAAACGGGTCCAAGCTTACCTATAAGAAACCATTTGTCTTCATTGTTATCGGGAAGTGTACCCGTAAACCCATAGCGGTGACGAGTTTTGATTTTAGCAATAATTTTACTAATTTTATTATCCGATTTAATCTTATGACACTCGTCTATCACTAATAAATCAATAAATTTTACCCAATCTGTCTCTTTAAAACGCGATTGTAGTATCCCAATATTACATATAATGACGTTAGCTGTTAAATCAGGCTTGTTTGAACCAGTCCACATCGATAAACTATATGAAATTCCGCAATCCTTAAACTCATTAAATGTTTGTGTAACAAGAGTAAGGTCAGGTACAAGTACAACACACTTAAAAGTGCTTTTGTTGTTACTATTTCTGTAATAATTTTCAATTAAAGCAGCGGTTGTAAGTGTTTTACCTGCTCCAGTACCTAGGATACACGTACCCCAGCCTAGTTTAAGTGCTTTTTTAAGCACATCAGCTTGATAATCCCTTAATTCTAAATTAAATTTAGTGTAGGTTTCATTATCTGTACCGATATGTAATGCTTTTGTAAGGTTATCTGTAAAGTTAACATCGAGAATAATTTGTTTTTCAATTAGATATTTTCTAATTTCCCAATAAAGACCAATGTCACATGTACCAGTAGGTGTAATTACATATTTTCTTGTCGGAATTTTAACTCCACGCGCTTTAAACCTTCGTTGCATGAAAGACGCGTTTTTATTTTCAGTACTAAAATGCTCACGTAGGTTATCAAAAGTAAAACTGTCATCGCATCGTATTAAAAGCTTGTTTGTAGATTTATTATAGTCTAATTCAATCATAATTGCTCCATTTTTTGGATCTCTATAATGTTTTTAATGTCAAATCCCATACCAGCCATTATCTTTTCAATTTTTTCAAGATATTCAATAACAAACTCGTAATCCTTAATTTCTGTTGTTATGTTTTGAAGTTCGTCAGAGGCTTCTGCAGCTATTTCTGCTGTTTGTTGTGTTACTCGAACAGGAGCTTCATTAATAATGCGCTTTGAAATAGAGTCCTTAAGTAATTTTTTCCGTTTTATTAGCTTATGATGAGCGATTTTAGCGTCAATCAATCTAGCAGCCCAATAATGTTTACGTGATGGCAATTTTAATTGAACGTCTTTAATATTAAAGTCATTTATTACAAGATCTTTTCCAATCTCTTCTCTATATCGTTCTATCAATTCCACATAATCATTATAAATATATTTATACATGAAATCAACTGTAACTTTTAAAGAATATTTTCAAACATATTATGAAGATATGACTGCAGGAGGTGTAGTAGGTGGTAGTGCAGGTGGTTTTAGTCCAGATAGTCCAACCAGTTCAGATTTTTATGCACCGGGGGATGCTCGAATCGCAACATCTTCTAAGATAGTTCAAAAACGATTAGGTATAATTAAGGTAACAACCAAAAAAAAGCGTAAGAAACGAAAATAATGGAATTAGGACACTGGATAACATCATTGATAATAAAGGATGATGAGATTCCTTATGGATTCATATATAAAATTACATGCTTAAGTAATTTAAAACAATACATCGGAAAAAAGCAGTGTAAGACTATTTTTAAGCGTAAGCCTCTTAAAGGAAAACGTAATAAGCGACACGAGGAACGTGAAACAGATTGGAGGACATATACTTCTTCATCTCGTGAGCTTAATGAGGATATAATCACATACGGTAAAGAGAATTTTAAGTTTGAAATTCTCCGGTGTTGCAATTCAAAATTTGAATTATCATACTTTGAAGCTAAACTTCAATTTGAAGAAGAAGTATTGTTGAGAGATGATTACTACAATGGAATTATTAACCTACGAATTGGAAAACCCAAAAACGGAAATGCTTATAGAT